AACAATGGTATTCCAGCTCCTGAAGAAAGAGATACAATTGAAGATTTGATTGAAGCTAAGTTTACAGGTACTAGAAATGCTGGTAGATTTATGATTTCATTTAATGATGATCCTGAAAGAAAACCAACTATTGAAACTATTCAAACTGATAATCTGCATGATAAAACAAAATATGTTGCAGAATACGCACAAGATAGAATATTAGTTGCACATAGAGTAACATCTCCATTATTATTCGGTATCAGAACTGTATCTAATGGATTTAGTTCTCAATCAGAAGAAATGAAAACAGCTTATTCAATTCTTCAAACAATGACGATTACTCCATTCCAAAATCTAATCATCAACTTCTTAGCTGAAGCATTTGATAAAGGTGGATATGAAGATTCTCAATTATACTTTGAACAATTAACACCATTGGTAATTCTTTCTCAAACTGCAGAAGAAACTGGTCAAAGTATAGAAACTGTACAAGAAGACATCAACGAACAGGCTGAAAATCCTGCTGAAATTGAAGAAAATCCATCAGCAGTTGATGAGAACATTGAAACTGAAACTTTAAGTGATTATAGTAGAAGCAATCCTAATTTCTCTAAAAACTTTGTAACATATAAATCATAAACTGATATGGCATACGCTTTATTCATAACAAGAAACGATATAATTAAAAATACTCCACTTCAAGGTTCTATTGATGCGGATAGATTATTAAACTTTGTAAGAACTGCACAGGACAAATACATCCTAAATCTTTTAGGTACTGTTCTATTTGATTACTTACAAGCACAAATAGTTGCCGGTACATTCTCACAAAGAGATGTGTATTATCAAGACCTAATGAATGACCACATCAAGCCAACATTAATTTGGTACGCTGTGGTGGAATATCTCCCTTTTAGTGGGGTGCAATTCAAAAGTGAAGGTGCAGTGAAGCATGAAACAGAAACCGCAAAATCGGTAAGCAAAAACGAAGTAGATTACCTTCTTCAAAAAGCTATGAACAATGCAGATTACTACGCAACAAGAATGCAAAACTATTTAATATCATATTCTAATCAAATACCTCAATACTATGAGTCAGTAGGTAATCAAACTCAAATCTATCCTGATATGAGTAACACATACTTTGGTGGAATAAATTTATAATAATATGGGAGCAACAATAGTAAATAATATTGGTACTAATTACGTTTTATACTACAATGTAATTAACTACTTCAAAACAATAATGAATAATCACCCAAGCATTCAAAGAGTGACTTATGGTGATAATTGGGGTATAGATAGTGATGAGTTTCCACAATATCCATTGGGTAATGTGTTGATAACAAACGCTAGATTCCAAGAAAAAGTACTTCATTTTACTGTACAACTTACTATTGCCGATAAAGTTAAGTTAAAGAATAACGAAAGTATTGGTAGAACAAACTATGAAGATGTACCATTTTACGGAAGTGATGATACAGTTGATATTCACGCTAATACACTTTCAATACTAAATGATTTACTTTCATTTACACAAAGAGGTACTGAAGCTTTGGATATAGTAACTGAACCAATAGCTGTACCATTTAAGAACGAATTTCCAAATGCTTTAGCAGGTTGGGTTTGTACATTTGATTTAGAAGTATTCAATCAGCAAGATATTTGTTTATTCCCTAACCTATTGGGTACTGCTTTGGATATTAAAGGTGTACAAACTGATTGCTAATGGATACATTCAAACAATTAAAGGATATTGCTTTTACATACGCCAGATTGGCTGGTGTTTATATGACAAACGGTCAGTATTTCAAACGTGCGTACATTACAGGCAATTTACAAAATAGAGTAGTAAATTACAACGATGTTTCTAGAATGTTAAAAGAACAATCCGAAGGGAAGGTTGTTTTCGCATTAAACTTTGCTCCTCCTGGCGCTGAGTATGGATACTTTGTGCATGAAGGAAAAGGAACATCTGCAAAATACGGTCCAAGAAGATATTCGGAAGTTGCTGCAAATGATGTGGAAGTAAAGATGAAAATTGATGCATTAGTAAAATCCCAAATAGATAAGAAGGTACAGGATATTGCTAAAGAGTTAGAAGTTCAACTTAAAGGATTCGCTAAATAGTAACCATCCGATATATTTTCTTCCTAAAAGGTTAAAATAATAAAAGATTTTAGATGGCTTTATCATACAACCAATATCCAGCTACGTGTTCTTTGGTTCAATCTCCAACTGTATTTACGTTGAAGGAGAGTGGAGAAGTGTACACATCAGCATCATTTCAATACTATTTAGATTTATACTATTGGGATGGAACACCTAATAATTCAGGTTCAGTATCAAATTACACATTAGTAAAATATCCAAATGCTTCTAATGTTGGTATCTTTGATGTTGGTAGAATTCTTAACTCTACATGATGAACCAATTGGACAACAAATTACATCCAAATCTATTCATTGGCCATTGATGACAGATGGACCGGCATCACAATCAGTATTAGCAGAAGATTTAGGATTTGGGGGAGTATATGTTGGAACAACAGGTGGAATACAACCTAACCGATTAGTTTATTCAGGCTCGTTAGGTAATGGTACATTCACATTAAGTGGAAGTATCTCATCTTCACAACAGGTTCAACAATACCCTCTAGCACCTCAAGCAAGTGGATTCCCGATAAGCACATCTTCGGATTGGTATTCTATCCAACCATTCAACGATAGTACCGCATTGGGTTCGCCTGTGTACTACAGCGTTGTTTGTAAACAAAAGTATCCAAACGTAAGAATTAAGTGGAAGAATAGATACGGACAATTTGATTGGTTCTCATTCTATATGGTGAACAAGCAATCATTTAGTACAACAAAGAGAAGTTATCAACCACAATTAGGAACGTGGACTGGTACATCTCTTTCTTATACACAATACGATAGTTCAAACTTAAATTATATTGTAGATTCTAAACAATCTATTCAGGTGAATACTGATTGGGTTGATGAATCTTATAATGAAATATTCAAACAATTGTTAGTTTCAGAAGAAATTTATTGGGTTAAATCTTCTACTGACCTATTACCTCTTACAATCAATACTGATAATGTAACGTTTAAGACTGGTGTAGTAGATAAGGTTATCCAATACGGATTTGATTTTGATTTTGGACAAGGTTATAAACTTATATTATAATGGGAGTATTAAGTACACAAGGTATAGAATTTCAATTGGTTGCGAATGATATCATTTTAGACCTATTCAAAGATGAAGATATTTTACTATCAGATAATGTTACTGGTCTTTTTGACTTGGGGATTATTCCTGCCGATTTTACGCGCCAGATTACGTTACCAGGAAGTAAAAAGAATAATGCTTTCTTTGAGCATGTTTACGATATTTCTGTACAGTCTCCAGATACTTTTGCAACAAATATTAAAGTTCCTTGTTATTTAGATTTCGGTGGAGTTTATTTAGCACAAGGTTATCTTCAATTAAACAAAGTAAATGTTTATGCAAACAAATTTATTGATTCGTATGAAGTTACCATATTCGGAGCTGTTTCCTCTTTTGCTCGTGAAATTAATAGAAGTTTCTTAACTGATTTAAGTTCACTTTCAGTTTACAATCACACATCATCTTTTACCAATATATCTGCAAGTTGGGCTGGTGAATTATTTTCAGGCTCAATTGTATATCCATTGGCTGAATATGGACAGAAATTACAATATACTTCCGGTGATATATTTTTTGGTATGGATGATAGAAAATTTTGGTGTAGTAACTCTTGCTCCAATATCTGCAAGTGGACAAACTGATTTAGTTGTTCCTAAAAATACAGGAACAAATTTACCTTGGTATAATATTCAGAAAGACCCATCTGGTGTAGTAGGAATTAATTCATCATATACATTGAATGTTACATCATCATTAAAAGGGGTATTAACTCTAAATGTAAAATTATCTGGTTCCATAGGAGGACCTATTATTGAATTTATTGTTAGAGAAACCGGTTCTTTATCAACAACAGCCTCATTAACTACATTAACAAATTTTAGTAATTTTTTTGAGAATAATACATACGAAATGTTTGCTGAAGGAGCTCAAGCACAGAATAAAATATATAAAGTAGAAACTCAATTTACAACAGCTCGTTTAGATCCTGGTACATATTACTTTGGAATACAATGGAGAGATAGATTTCAAGCACCATATAATAACTTTACATTCACATTAGACCCAGATGGTAAGCCAACATCAAAATTAGAAATAACAAAAGTACAACAGGCAGCAGATGGTAGGGTAATGGATATTCCACTAAACATGCCATTTGGAACTAATGGTATTAAGCAAATTGATTTTCTGACATCAATACAAAAGAAATTTAATTTGGTAATGTATCCATCTAAAACTGTAA